CTAAACACTGGTCCTAAGCACTCTCAACATACTCAATGAACTGGTCCCTATCACTCGCACTCATAAAGATAAACTCTAAGTAAGGATTGCCACCAGCAGGTCCTTCACAAGTAATAACACGCATGGCGGCATCAGTACACTGCATAATGTGCGCTATATCTCTAATAGGACATTCCCACGCAACATCACACGAATAAGTATAGGTCATCTACTTCTTATCCTTGTTTCTCTTATGCTTAGGGACAAACGCTTTAGCACGTTCTTTCTTTCTGTCTCTGAAGCCCATGAAGTTTGTACTCTCTAAGTGTTTGTACGCCTTGTAGATTGCATTACTCATATAGTATAGATTTAATTACATTAAGACATTATCATCTCAACATCTGTAATATACACTATTGTCAAGTAAAAGTCAAGGGATTTCTGTTAAAATTTTGTTAAAATATGGAGGTATTTTGGACGTCCATGGACAAAGGACAACACCTGGATATCCATGGAGGCAACAAAAAACCCCTTGACTTGCGACAAGAGGTGTGGTATAATAGGCGGTTCGCTATGGTCCGCTCAGGCGTGAGGCGGAAGGTCCGGGTGCCTGCGACTTTAGATAACTGGACCCCCACGCTCATATGGACGAATAGGCTTTATATAGGGCTTTCTAAAACCCCCTTATTTTAGGTTATAAATAGAGAGGTTTTCATTTAAATCATCATCCTCTTCTTCTTCATCTGCTTGTATATGCTCTAATACATCTGCATCTGATGGAGTATAACGCTTCTTACCGAATATTCTATCCCATCCATTATCATATGCTTCACTATCAGTACTAGGTCTTCTCTTACTGCCCTTTCCCCCATGCCATCTACTCATACAATACTCCCTATACTAATGAATATGATGCTTAATACAAATACTGCTATTAATGTTTCACCTATTCTCTCTGCACAATTCATATGGTTTATCCCTCTTCTAGTGATGTTACAAACGCTAGTACACTCTCTTCTTTAAGTAGTGCTAACTCTACGCCATCGATTGTTACGGGTTTTGCTTCACTCCATATTGGATATATCATTGTATTCTCTACAAGGTCTTTTACGTCTTTCCCACATGCAAGTATCTTTGCTGGCTTCATACCTGTCTCTGGGTCTGTTGTTAATATGATTGTAGATTTCTTTTTTGGTGCTTCGACTTGCTTTATCAATACATAGTCTTGTGTTGGTTGTATTCGCATATACCTTTCTCTGTTTTATTTAATGTTCTCTGTTAGAAAGTCTTGTCCGTTCTCTGTTACAGGTGGATAGACTTCATTCCATGCTTTATCTTCTTGCTTTGCTTTTACTTTAGGATGTATCTCATTATCATGGTAGATATCACCTGCCATTTGACGAATATTCTCTACGATATGTGTGATATCATCAAAATGGTCTACTGATGGTTCAGCATACTTCATTCTATGTGCAACCATTGCCATGTCTCTCATTGCATTGACTTTATCAAATAGTTGTTGAATAGTATGTTGCATTGTACTTCTCCTATCTTATTTTAGTTTACTTACATCTACTCTCTTTTTGATGTGTAGATTTCCTGCGACTACTTCAAAGTCTAGTTCGTCTCCTTCTTTCCAACCAGTCTCTTTGAAGATTTCATCTGGGAATGTGAGTATTAAATCGCCGTCTATATTCTCATGGAACAACTCTTCGTACTTATACTCTTTCCATGTTTTCCCAGGCTTTGTGAATGCTTGTGTGCCTTGCTTTTCGACTGCTCTTGCATTCTCTTCTGCGCTTGTCTGTGTTGTCTCAGAGACTTCAGGTGCTACTGCATCGCTTAAATCGACTGCTCCTGTGAGTTCAATCTTCTCTGCAATCAACTTCTCTTTCTGCGCTTCTAGTTCGCCCATGACACCACCGCTTCCGCCCAAATCTCTCTGGTTCTTCATGCCGTTGATTGTCATAGTAATCTGAGTAAGTGCTTGATTGACGATACGCAACCGTGCTTGAATATTGTGCTGTTGCGCCCTTTGTATTTGATTATCCATGCTATCTATAACTCTCCTTTACTCTATTATTTAAATGTTCACGTTTCTTCTCTAAGGACCAGCCTCTCAGATAGTCGTTTTCTCTATCAAAAAGTTCGATAGCCTCATCCTCTGATAGTAGCCTTGTGCTGTTCGTTAGAATAGTCTCATCTAGGAATAATTGGGAGGTTTCTTCGACTTCGTTACATGTAACATAATCAAGATGGTCTTCTACTCTCATGTCATCATTCAACGGAATGAGATACGAATGTTCGAAGGTGCTAATTGTTTTCACTAGAACATACTCTTTATCTTTTTTACTCATCATCATATCCTTTTATCATAAACCAAACAAATAATAATACTGCCAGTGAGGCAATTGCCAATACTTCAATTAATGCCATAATTCATCCACTCACATAAGGTGTGTCATCAGGTGGTACATACCAATGCTTTTGATTGTGAAACTTACCCAAGAGGTTCTGCACCTTTCTAGGTTCGTTAGTCACTGATTGATACTGCAACAGTGCTACTTCGACAATCTCAAGTTCTTCAACTGTCAGATGAAACTCTTCATTAGGTTTTACCATCCGATTAATCCCCACCCATGATTTGCTATTGCATTAGTTATGATAGCAAGGCAAGTAAGAATGTGAAGCACCACCCACCCAGTACGAATAATTGCAACTCGGTCAGCCTTACGGTCATCGTCATATGCTTTCTCCCCTATCGATTTGCACCATAGTTCCCACATGTTTCTCAATCCTTTCTAACTGTATTATATCAGTTTTCTTCTGGATTGTCAACAGGAGTTTCAAGTTCTTTTTCTACTTGCTGTTCGTAGTATAGAATGATTGCTTGCTGTTGCTGAATATAGCGTCTGAGTTCTGCAAGATTGAGTGCCATTGCCTCATAAGAACGTACAGGAGTTGCATAGAACACCCATGGTTCACCGTTCTCTTTTTTATACTTCTCTATGAATTCTTCGAAGTTCTTTTCTGTCACAACGTACCAATTCACCTCATTCAAAGTCAAGGGTTTTGGTGCCGCTTGAATAGGAATGTTGCGCTGAACGTATTCAGTCTGTGTGATTATCTGTGTCTCAGGTCTGAGAACACTACAACCACTAATCAGGAATACTGTCGCTAGGGCGAGTGAGATTTTCCAAGTCATCGAATACACCTCTTGTACCATCATTTATTCTTCTCTCTATTAATCCAGGTTTTGCTACACTCAAGCGTGATAAATCGTGCTTCTGTAACTTACCTATCAGTTCATCTTTATATGCTTCTGCCATTTGCAAGGAATCGTTCAATTGACCAATTGTCTCTTGTAGCAACTGTGCGTCTTCTTGCATACGATTGATTGTTGCTGTGTTTGTCTCATTAGCAACAACTAGTTTTGTGTTATTCTCACGCAACTGTGCAATCGTGTTCTGTGTTGTCTCATAATAATATTTAGCACCATATGCGGCAGTACCAATGATACCTACTATAATTATGATTGCGTAAATTCTTAACATATCTTTACTTTTTCTCCTGTGGCTGTATCTTCGAAGAGCATATTCTCAAAGTCAAAGATAACAGGGTCAGCCCAGTTTATGTTTATTACATATCTAAATCCGCTACTTGGGACACTTGCAGAATGATATGTATGCCCGTTAAATAATACTAGTCTATTCTTTTTGGGTGAAATTCGTGCTTGAAGTGTTAAACTTTCTGGACCAATTTCTTCGACATCATCTTCGTCCCAAACTTCATTATATAAGAGTGTATCACCATCAACATCATGTATATAGTAAATCCCAGTAAGTAATCCAGGAACTGTACTATCAAAGTGAGGTCCTCCATATATGTTATCAGACCATTCGATACCAATAGGTGGCTGAGATTTGTTAATCTTTGCTGAGGATAATTCTTTACCTGATATATGCTTCTGTATTTGCTCTTCTATATGAGTTACAATATACTTATATTTATTGTCATCTATATGGTATGCCCACTGTTTATCATCATAATGAATGCCATCAACCCATTCGAATTCTTTGGGAGTACCGCCATAAGGATACTCAACCCATTTCATCTTATCTGTTTGAACAAGTTGTTCAATCTCATCTGCCTTCTCAGGCGATAAAAGGTCATCAATTACAATATAATCCATTAATTTTTCTTTCTAAAATTACCATCAACTATAGTGTATGTATCTGTCAACTTAACAGTACCAACACATCGTGTGTATGAACGACCACCATCAATCGCACTTTCTCCATTGATGCTATGAAAGTCATGCCTGTGCTGTGAGTAGTGTAGATTACCTTCTGCATCTTCTGCAAACTGAAAATCAAGTTCTTCGATATAGTCTGCATTACAAATCATATAATGTTTGCCCAGAAAATCGTAGTAGATACCAAAGTATTTATTACCGAATTCTGGATGTGGTGTATCTCTATAGAAGATATCAACAGGTACTGTATCGTTCTTCAGTGAAGATGTAACCACATACTTGACGGGTGTTTCATCTTTTTCTGTATAGTGTTGTTCGACCTTATCAACTTCAATCAGAGGGTCATGTTTTATATTCATAATTTATTATCCTATAAATGATTGTACTAAATTCATTGCAACTGCGGTTCCACTAATAGATGAACCAATCATAATTGCTCGGTCGCCCCATTGCATACCAACGTAAACCCAACCGATGCTACTTAATATATATGCTACCTGTCCTTCTGTGATAAAATTAGCAGACATGAGAAACACACCGACAACAGCCGCTATTACTGATACCCATTTAACGTACCAGTCAATAGTGCCTGTAGGCGTTGTGGGTTTGACTACATCAAACTCTTCTTGTAGTTCAGAAAGTTCTCTTTGAAGTCTACCCTTTTCTTTAGATAGTTCCATCGCAAGACTTGCCGCCTTGCTCATGGTTCTCTCTTGTTGATACTCTTCTTTTGTTGTTTCTTCGTTCATAACTAATCCCATAAACTCTGATAATACTTACCAAACAATCTGAAGCCATTAGCAACACGTTCTGCATATGCTTTGTACGCTTCCCAGTCAGTTCTGTCTGGATTTGTACGCTTCATCTCATAGAACGCATATTCTTCTGTGTCTCCATTCTCATCAGGAAACAGTAGAAGTTGTGCTGAACCAATACCCACAAACTCAAAGCCTGCATCGTCTTCTTCAGACGCCTCAGACGTATGATGAAATTGGTCTTCCCAATCATTGTTCTGACTTTCAAATGCGAAAACCATCTCATCCATCACATAATCCCAACGTTGAAAATGTGTTTCATCAGTGCTATCTGCTTCATGTGATTTCTTAGGATGTAGTTGTGGGGGTACATCTTCTAAGTCAACATATGGCGCACCATGCTTTGTCTCTTTCAACTGTTTCAGCATTGGTAGCGCAATCAGACCAAGTGTGTGGTCCATCGACCATGTGTCATAGTCGTGTATATGAACTTCTTCTTTACGTTCACCTTCGTCTTTATAGGGACCAATTGATACCTTCATCGTCTTTTCTCTCAATTACAATAGGATTACCAGCATAGGTCATTGCGACTTTCTCTGCATCCTGTCTGTTATAAAACTTCTTCAGTTCACCTTCATCATTTGTCACATATGCATACTTATCTTCGTCTGGGAATTCTACCCGTATGACATACATAGCATTCTCCTGAATTGTGAATGTTGTATATTTATCTGCTAATATACACTATTTTTGTTTAATTGTCAAGGGAAAACCAAGAAAAAAGGGACGCTAAACGCACCCCTTGTCTCTCATATACAATCTTGTGTTTCTAGTATTCTTCGAATGTAATCTACTTGTTCATTACATACATTGTTACTTCGAAACCAAATCTCATTTCTGTTGCTGTTGGTTTTGTCCACATAAGTTACTCCTTATTAAGTTAATAAAATGTTGCTTTATGCAACTATAATATCTTATATGAATTGTACCAAAAAAGCAATACAGAAAATCATTAATCTTTTCTAAGCATTAACTCTTTTGCTTCTTCATGGTAACCTAGAAGATGTAGTTGATGCGCCGCTCTTGCACGACCTGCGCTTTCAGTAACAGTAATGCATACTGCTAGTACGCCTGCAAGAAACTTACCAATTCCCTTGAATAGGGCAGGTATTGGGTTTCTGAATGTTGGTTGTCTAAATGCTACAGCCATTATACCCACCCTCTTAGATTTTTGTTCTCTTCAGCGTTCTTTACACTAGAGTGTGCAATGTCATAAATTTCACCACGATGAATACCCATGTCACTGAGTTCGTAATCTGAAAGTGCTGAGAGTTGATTGATAGTTGAACGGATGTCACTTTTACGCTTCATCTCTTTTCGAATTCTTTTGAACCAGACCGAAATATCTGGCAAGCCCAAATGGACCTGTTTTAATGTATGCATTACATTAATCCTTCCTGTATGTTGTATGATATGTAAAAACGGCAGAACTGTTGTCCTACCGCTACTACTTATATTGCATTTTACAGAAAGTGCGTAAATCTGTTATGCTAAAATGGAAAGTCTGTTATGCTTTATTGTCGCATATAGGTGTAATCTCACCATTTTCTGCTACATGAATAATGCCTTGCTTTTCTAGCATATTGAGTGTCTTTTCAACACCATCAACCATAGCACCTTTTTTACCTTCATAAATGCCGTGGATGTGGGCTCCTAAAATTAGGAGTATAGTTACAACTTCGTACCAACCGAATTCCATAATAACTCTTTTCTTTTTTGATTACCAATCAGTGCTTAACACATCGTAACGGTCTTTAACCCAAGTATAGGGGACCCCAAGTTTCTCTGCAATGTTCAATAAGTCAGCGTCTTCGACACGCTTCTGCATTGCATCGTATAACTCTTCATCGATGTCTTGTATGACTGCGCTTATTTTGCTCATAATTTACTCACTTTTCTGTCGTAGGAATTCCCCACAACATTACTAATATAATACTTTTTACCCTAAATGTCAAGGGTTATTTCCAAAGTTTTTTCCACAATTCAGCGAAAAATAGTGCGACATTTACGGCACCAAGTGCTATATCAAGCAATATAGTTTTAACGTTGAATTTTATGCTATTCCATATCTTCTTCAAAGTCAAAGTTACCTTGTTTAATACGGTTTTGAAAACGTTGGTTTTCTTTGCGCTTTTTTGCTTTGCGCTCTGTTTTATGTGTTTTGAGTGGGAAGTCTTCATCTAGTGAAAGGTAGTTTTTTTGATTAGTCTTTTTTTGACTACGCTGAGAATGCACTCTCATAACGCATTGTCCTCATTGTTACTTAGGGATTGAAGGGTGAATTAAACTGTCTTTGTACGCTTCTGTCTAGTGACCTTTTGTTCACTAAATCGACCTCTATTGACAGTTTCAGAATAATAGAAGGTCGCAGTTGAGTTCGAACCTTCGTAGTCATCGCTTTGACCAGTCCAGTTCAACTCTAACGTTTCTTGTAGTTCGGGAACCCAAACTTTTATCCAGTTGCGAGGTTCAATCTGGCGAACCTCACCTGCATATTTCGAACCGTTGTGCAAAACGGTGCATAATCTGTCTTCTAAATTTTCCAATTTATTCTCTCTTTTAAGTATTGGACGTTATATGTTATTTATCCGTTTAGAAATCTTGAATAGAATCCAACATCAACTTCATCTTGTTCTTCACAAAGTAATTGAGAAGACCAGAACGAGGTGGGACTTCATATTCTTCAAACGTAGTCAGAATATCATCAACGATTTTCTGTGGCGTTTTTGTCAAGTCAATGAGTTGTTCATTTCGCTTGAAGTTACGCAACATATCTTCATCACAGAAACCTTCTGGGTCAGCATCAATCCATGCTTCTAGTTTCTTCTTCGATACAGGACGTTGACGTTCACCTACTACGAATACATCATCTTTTGACAAGAAGTTAGGGATACCATCACCTCTGTCGCCTTTGATAATGTGTTCACGCAGATATGCAAGAGGGTCATCATGTCGTAACCAACGCTTCATAATAGGTGAGTATTGGTCAACGTTAGGATAACGCTGTAGTTGCATGAAGTCTTTATCACCAGACAGTACAAGGACTTTCTCATAACCGTGATACTTTCGTGCTAGTGCGCCAATGATATCATCTGCTTCTGCACCTTGAATGTTAATCACTTTGTACGGGAAGTTCTCTGCAATCTCATCTCGGATAACACCAAGTGTATCGAACACTGCATGCCAATCAAGTTCAGACTTTTCTCTAGTCTTCTTACGACCTGCTTTGTAGTAAGGGAAAATCTCTTTACGCCAGTAGTGACGATTATCACAACAGATTACTAGTTCGCCATACTTCTCTTTGTATTTCGAACGGTAAGACCGCAGTGAGTTTAACACCATGTGTCGTATAAGATTAGGTTCAATCTCTACATTTGTATGATTGCCTAATTGCATCATCAGGTTTGAAATCATAACCTGGTTTAAATCTACTAATATCATTGTTTATTGCCTTTTATCATTCATTACATTATGTATATTAACATAGGTGGCAGGCATTGTCAAGGACTAAATAACAAAAAACCAAATAAACCACATCAACCACCAGAAGATTTTGACAGCGACAATCGCACCAAGTACGATGCCGCCCAATGTCAATATCTCTTGTATCACTTTATCACTCTCAGTAGAATTGTCTCTTCATTCAATCGACCATTCAATGCACTTTCTTTCGCATTGATTTCGCCCATCAATTTTCGTAATACAATCTTACCACCAGTTAGGCATCGCTGTAGAACCTCATCAGGTTTGCGGAGTTTCTTCTTCATAGAAGTCTTCTCTTCAAAATTCTGAATTGTTGTACCTTTAACAGTCAACCCACCTCTATCAACAGCATCATACACACCCAATGTTCGATACTTCGTATTGAACACCCAGAGTTGCATAGCCCCTACAATTTGTTCGGGATGCACACTCTGAAGTTTATAATCGCTATCAGACTTACGATACTTCACCTTCTCTACAACTTTATGTGCAGGCTTCGCTTTAGTCTTACGAGGTTTTCGTGTTGCTTTTTGATTGTTAATCCAGCGTTCTAAATCATCACAGATACCACGCATGAATTTAGCATAATTCTTCAGGTCTGCTTTTTTGAAGTGTGAGTAACCCTCTACAAGTTGCTCATCTTTACCTTCCAATGCTTCTTCTAACTCATCTGCTTCTGGAGCATAGAAACCTAACATAGTCTTAGCAATCATGCCTTTGATTTGATTTTTCTGAAGAAGTTTGAAACAGTCGAATTTGCCTTTATAACCAGCACTCGCAAACTCTTCGATTGCATCATCAATCTCATCAGACTGCTTTGCCGCAGTTTCTCTCATACGTTGTTGAATACTAATAACAGGTGCTTTAGGTTTATCGTCTTCTTCAGCGGGTGCGATGTTCTCTTTACCGCGGGCAACAATCTCTTCTAAACGCTTATTGAAGAAATCATCTGCATTAGCGCCATACTCTTGCCGTACAAGCCCGTTAGTTCGCATCTTACACAATGCTACAATAGTCGAACCTAAACACCAGTCAGGCGCTTTCTTAACAGCCGTAATGATATCACTATCATACTTCTCTTGTTTCAAGTAAGCAAGCAATGTCTGCTTACCAGCATTCTTATCATAAAAGTAGTTGTACCAATTTAAAGCAGTACCTACTTTTGATTTGAATTCCATCTCAGATAGTTGGTGTTGGTCGCTCCAAGTAGGTTCGGGACCCAAAACCTGAGTATCGATATCTAGTTTCCGTCTCATATCTAAACGTTCTCCTAAGTTATAGATATATCCTACATGGTACGAACCAAGTTGTCAAGGGTTATGCCGAGATTATTTCGACATTCTCCAAAGTATCTAGGCGAAAACTTCGCCAGCCTTTGTTTTCCAAGTCCCAGACAGCAAGTGCGTCTGTATTCACCTTACGTTCTGCTTTCTCTTCACCTTCTTTTACTTCGATGGCAGGAAGATAGTCAGGAATGAGTGTACAGTTCAGTACACGCTTGTCACCATTTTTCTTCGTAAATGTCACATTAGCAACGTTTGCTTGAAGGGTGCTTTTTAGTTCATCGTAATTCATAATTTACCTCACTTTTAATTAAACATTATTTTTGACAAAATCGCTGAGGGCTTCATACCCACCAACTCGTTCTTTATTGCCGTGTTCGTCTTCGACAATTACCATAGGCATTGTATTGCTGTGACCATAGAATTGAATTGCTTCAATTAGCGCATCACGTTCAATATCACGCCCTAGTTTGATTTCATTGTATGGTAGACTATGCGTATCAAGCAATGTTTTTGCTCTTGTGCAATAACCACACAAATCTTTAGAATATACTGTAAAATGCATATTAGTTCCTTACGCTATGCGTTGTTTTAAGTTCAAGTGTAACATGTGTACCAGGGTCTTCATTGAAGAATGCCTGATAATGTCTCCCATCATACATATACGTCACATTATAACCAGTGATTTCTTTCACTTTATGATATTGTGGTACATCATCGCAAATAGTACGTTTGATTGTACCACCATTTCGGTTTGCAGTACCTTTTGCAACATTCGAACCTACGATTACGCCTAGACCAGTCATTACATCTTTACCTTTACCGCCACCAAACTGATTGCCGATAAGACCACCAATAATTGCGCCAGCGATTGCGTCACCGTCACCCTTAATTGCGCCAGAAACGCCATCGTTCCATTTACCTTGCGGTTCTTTGACATACACAGTTCGACACACTTGGTCTGTACCGATATATTCTTTCGCCCAAATATACTGGGCAACTTTACTCACAATAGGTGCTTGAATTGTTTCTTGCGCCATCGCTTTCTCAGTAGCGAAAATAGATAGACCCGCAATTGCGGCAATTGTTAAAAATCTTTTCATAATTATTTTACCTTTCCCATTACCTCTTTGACTACGACACGATTAAATTGAGTTTCTTTACCGCCATGCCAAGAGGACACAACATGACGCTTGGGAGTTGCTTTCATTAGAAAACAATCACCCGCAGTTAGTTCTAAATTACTTTTAGAGAAGAATGAACCTAAGTTGCCTTCTCGGGTTGCAATATTATATATGTAACTATCGTAACTAGGAACATATTTTTTCTGGACTAACTTCACAAAAAACTCAGAACGTTTGCGGACAGTACCAAACCACTCAGAAGTTGCAGTCTCTTTTGACTGTTCTTCTTTCGCCGCCTCACGCTCATCTACAATTTTCTTCTGATTTGGTAGTGTTGCGAGAAATGCAACTTGAGGAAGGGTAATGTCGCCCTTATTGATAATCTCAACAGTAGAACGACCGAAGTCACCTTTGAGATTTTCTTTTGCCCATTCAATCAACTCTACCGCTTCAACAAAATAACCTTGATACACCTCAGAAAACTCAGATGCATCAAGGTTTAGTAATTGTTGTTGAATGATAGACGCTGTTGATGGTTTATCAACAGTTGCCTCTTTTTTAGAGACAAACCCGTTGTTTTCAGTCACGCCAATAGCGCATGATACTACATTTACAACAGAGTATTTCGTCACATTTTTCATAATTTATCTCTCAATCATTATTACATTACAAATATACAACAAAGAACCGAGAAAGTCAAGGGTTATTTTGGTTTTTTTCCTATTTTCCCTTTAGAGCATCCCATTCTTCTGGACTTGCATCATCAATCGAATTTCTCACATTAATAGTAGCATCAATTGGCGATGTTGTCAAGGTGATATTTTCACTTGTAGTTGAGATATCTGCCCCACCGTAAGTTACCTGAATATCACCAGGGTACATGCTAAATGAACCCGAGGCAGTATAGTCAGTAGTGGTGGAAGTCACTGGAAAATCAATCACACTGTTATCGAACAAATCGGGCTGTTCTTCATCAGTACCAAAATCTAATGTGTCATCTGGTTCTGAACTGTCATAACGGTCTTCTTCCCAAGTGTCATATGCAACAACATCTTTGACATAACTAAATCCTGTAGCACGAAGAAAATCACCAAACTTTTCACACATGTCTGTTAGAGTTTCTTCAGATGTAGAGAATTCAATTTTAACTTCTTTATCATCTCCATAATCGTCAACGACCCATGAAGAGAATGTATAAGTGGTTTTTGGTAGTGCTTTCATATTTTAATTCCTTCGCATGTTAGATATATCAATCGCTTCTTGTTTATTGACGATTGGTACTGCATTACTCTTGTGCATCGTAGCGATACCTTTGATAAGAGTTCCTGTGTACTTAGGACTTTCTTTCTTGGGTGCAAACCCACCGACATTATTACTACATGGAATGTCAGGTGTATCTCTGCGATACGCTTCTTTTGGTTCATAGGGTGTGAAGTCTTTTTTCTTCGACTTCACAGGTTTTGAGAATAAACCATACTTCTTCTCAAAATCACGTTGGCGCTTTTCATCTGCTTGCGCCTGTAAACGTTGCCGTTTCTTATAAGCAGGTGTACTCATATTAACTCTCGCTTCGCAAGAATTCTAATACCTTTTCAGGTGTACTCTCAATGTATGGGTCTTCTTCAATATCGTTGCGAGAAAACTCATCATCTTTATCAAACTCTTCAACACCCAAATAAGTGAATTTGCCGTTTTCAATCACAGCGGCATAACGCCATGAGCGGAAACCAAAACCCAGATTGGACTTACTTACTAGCATACCCACATCATGTGTGAATTCGCCATTACCATCGGGTAGAACTTTAACGTTCTTCAAATTCAAGCAATCTGCCCATGCATTCATCACAAACGCATCATTGACAGAAATACAATACACATCATCGACACCCAAATCAGTCATCAGACTATGCATCTGTTCAAATCCAGGCACCATTGTTGTAGTGCAAGTTGGCGTAAATGCGCCAGGTAATGAAAATAAAACGACTTTTTTGTTTTCGAATAACTCATAAGAATTAGTCTCTACCCATTCGCCGTCAAAGCCACACCCTTCTGTGCCAGGTGTAACATCACCCCTACGCATACGAAAGGTTACCATAGGTGCTAAATCACCCACTTCTACTTGTTTATAACTCATATTTAATCGTCCAGTTTACTAATAATTTTATCTAATTTTGTAATGATAATTTTGAGAAGTTCTGCTACATCATTATTAGCACCAACATTTGGTGTCTTTGATGTAGAAGGTACATCCTCCCAAAATTTCTCAGTTTGTTTTAGAGGTGTATGTTTAACACCTTTCGGTTCTATCCTACTCATTGATGTAACCTAGTTTCTTAAAATTATTTTTAACAACATCAAGTTTGAACAAATAGTTCATAGAGTTACTACCTGGGTCACCGCCACAAACAATACGAAAGTATTGTTCTTCTCTAATCATCTTTTTCAAGTTCTTAGTTGCGATTACATAAAGTCCCTTTTTACCGTTAGGTTCATGTACTTTATACAAATATGCATCTGCTTGAGAAACTTCAATGCCAGATGGTTTACCTCTACATTCGAATTCCACACCAACATTACCAGTTCTTTGACAAGAGAAATCTTCTTTCACTTCGATAGTAATTTTCTTACCATCGTTTGTCTTCATTAGCAAGTCATACTTATTATCGTCATTATCACTGATAAAAGTCATCTTTGCTTTTTCAACAAGAAAATTTGCTACTTGCTTCTCTGTCGCCTGAGCGATAGGCAAGTCTTTATCAAAGTCATAGTTTGGTGCGTACATTACAAAAGTCCTTAAGGGAAAAAAGGGTGCCCGAAGGCACCCAGTTTACCATTTCAACAAATTACGAAAAGTCTACGCCTGCTTGGAAAGCCGCGGCGACAATCGCTTTAGAGGGAGTACCGATACGATACGACACTTCAGTTGAACCGCTTACACGATTACTGTACACACAATAACCTTCTGAGCGCAGGTCATATACACGCTTGCTCACGTTTGCTACAGGCATGTTAAAACGCTTCGCCGCTTGTTTAGCAGTGAAAGTTTCACCTTTCTGTAGTGCATTCAAAAGTTTAGTTGTTTGTGCTGTTTTGACGAAACGTCCGTTTTTTGCTCTAGTCATATTAATCTACCTTTTAATTTGATTGCTTCATTTCACATAGTGTCATCAAGGTGCAATCGTTACCTCAATCTTGTTACCCATTATACACGAATTATTTCGTTTGTCAAGGGTTATTTTGGTTTTTCTCATTGGCGGGCTTGAGAGGATTCGAACCTCTGACCCCTTGTTTCGTAGACAAGTATTCTATCCGCTGAACTACAAGCCCGAGAAAAAATATTGGCGCCCTCGGCAGGACTCGAACCTGCAACTTACGGTTTAGAAGACCGTTACTCTATCCTGTTGAGTTACGAGGGCAATGACTGTTTAACCTGTAATTAAGTTATAAATCTCTTTCCAGTTGTTCACCCGTGTAGGTGCATCTTCATTACCCTCAAACCCTAATGGAGTTGGGCGCTTTGTTTCGTACTTCATGTTAAAGCCGTGACCCATGAGAATGCTATCTAAACCAAGGTTCTTACCAACCATTGCATTCTCATATTTGTCTTCAATCCAATAACAATCAGTATCTTTGTAAAGTGCGAGAATTTCATCTTTATCAGCACCAGTGTCTAAGTAGACATACTTTTCAAATGTGCTATCACCGAACATTTCACGCAAGTTCTTAGTACGCAAGTGTTGTGCGTATTCATCGTTACTTAAACTTGTAATGCAGTGAAAAATGAAACCATGGTCTTCGTGTAGTTTCTTAACATACTTGATTGCATCACGCAAAGGTGGCAACTTACGAATCCATGCGCTTTCGTTGAACATGCGAATGAGACGCTTCATCTCAGGTTTCGCCATGTCGTATTTTACGTCCATTTCGTAGACGTTTTCAGTTTTGACTTCATAGCCGTGACGATGCATCCAATAATCAAATGCATATTCCCAATCTAAGAGAACGCCATCGGCATCTGTGAGTATCACTTTTTCTTTCTTCATAATATACTCTCTTTCTAATTACTATACAAATATAACCTATTTTTAGGTAAATGTCAAGGGATTCCTCAACTTTTTTTCAGTAATTAGTCACTTTTTTTGGTTGATTTGCGCTTTTTTGGCGTAGATTGCTGTTCTTCAGCCTTTTGCTCTTCAATGCGCTGTTGCTGTAGTTTAGCAAAAACATTCAAACGCTCTACTGCGTCATCAGCATCAAGCCAGATATCTTTACCATCTAAGACAGTTTCAATTTCTTTCTCAGTTAAGAAACCTTCGTATTCTGTTTTGAGTAGATTTTCTGACCACTTGCGGTCGTGCATAATCCCATCAAACAATTCACCACCCTTACCATACATTACTGTAGAATAGTTGTGGAACATGAATACAGAGTGTTCACTGATTTCAAATTGGTCTGCCGCTAGAAAGATTAAGGTTGCCGCAGACATGCAAGCACCCTCAACAGAAGTAATCACTTTCGCTTCTGTCTCTTTTAATACTCGCATAAACTGAATAGCAGTAAACAAATCACCGCCAGGTGAGTTAATATGAATTTTGATTACATCGTTAGGCGAAGCCATTCGAATGCTCTCAAAAACATCTGTGTACTCATCAGGACTTTCAATCTCTCCTGTCATATATAACGTATGAAGATTGATAGCAGGTTTAACTGAATAACCTTTAACGCTATCACCCAATTGTAATAAGTCTTTCATAGGTGAATTCCTGTTTTTGTTAATCATTAACCAGTATACTCCATCCATGTTGTGATAATATACTTGGTCTCTTTTTTAGGGGAATAACCTTTATGCATATGTGTGAAACCAGCAGGCCATACTAACATGTCACCAGCACGAGGTTTAAATTTCTTTTTCTGATAATAAAATTCAGTCTCGCCACCATTATTAACATCGTTTAGATAAATCATAAAAGTCAAAAATCTGCGATTGTGTTGAATGTCACCACTCTCATAGTGCCACCCAGTAAACCCTTCACCCTTTTTTGTCTTTTGCATTTTGAAGTCAACAATACTATGACTGCCCGCAGTATGAATAAACGGGTACTTTTTGAAATAGTCTTGTGCCGCTGTCTTCAATACTTCGAAGATTGGATTATGCAAAACAGGTGAAATTGTATTTAATTGAAATCCTGGATATACGGGCGAACCAACAGTACCAGCAAAGATTTGCGTATCTGTTACATATTCATCAGAACGCCTATCAATAACAAATGAATTTGTTTCTTCCTGAAAATCAAACCAATCAGTGACCCGCTTACAAAATTCTTTAGTTAGAACACCTTTATAATGTTCGATAAAGTCAGGTGTTTTATCAATAGGTGGCAAGTTTGCAACTTGCTCTTTAGTCATATTTTGATAAGGATTTTCCATAATAATTCTTTCTTTTATTTACCCTGTCCGCGGTACTTCTTATAACCACGCTTTTTGGATTTGTTCATTGAACTTTTTTTGATATTCCCATTACCTTGAGAAGTCTTTTTACCGTTCGTATTTGAACGTGCGAATAGAGATGCGCCAAGTGCCGCCATGTTACCTCCTACAGTTTAATATCAGTGAAGTGTTTATTCAGGACTTCAAGTTGGTCTTCATATGTCGCAATTTCATCAAGTTCTTTTTCGATAGAATCCATGATTTGCGGATGTTCGCCAACCCCTACTGGATTGGTCAAAAAAACTTCGACATTCATTTTATGTTTGTCGATGTGTGCTTGTGCGTGTGCTTTCAACGCTTCAATCATTTGTTTTCTCATTTTATTCTCCATATTAATCATTATTATATATTTGGTCGGAGTAGATGGATTTGAACCACCGACATCTACGTCCCAAACGTAGCGGTCTACCAGACTGACCTATACTCCGTTATTTTTCAAACTCATTCTTGGTTCGAATACAGACAACTTGTGTGTCTGGTGCAGGGTAACCGTTTATATAACCCATGTCTATAATTAATAGTTCTCTTGCTTTAGAACAATCTGCAAAATTTTCATACTGACCATACAACTGAGCATCTACATCATAGAAACCTGGTTCTGGGAACAGCAATTTAACAAATACTAATACCCACATTGTAGGTCTCCTCTTTTAGTATCAAAAACATCTTATCTCAACACCCATAGTATCTCCGACATTAACGCACGGACTTATTGATGATGCCGCTCTGTCGCTGTCAAAACTAATTAACAATGCTTTTAGGTCCGGTTCCCTCCGCACGGATGCTGAGAAAAGAAGTCTTAAAGGTGATAAGCACGCCCCCCGCCCCGGCTGCCTATCTCTGTCTCATCCTTCGTGTGGGAAGTTTCGAGACCTTACCTGGTGAAAGCGGAGCGTGATGCTCGATTTAAAAACGCTTTCACTCTTCACGTTCTATTTAGTAACCCACATACTCATCCCGAAACATGTCTACTACATCATCGTCAGACATAACAAAACCTTCAAGGTCATCATCAAGCAACATGCTTTCGGGTTGTTCAGAAGAGGTCATATCAGAGACACAGGTCTTACATACTTGCATGCCTTGCATCTTTACTAGATTTGCTTCTTCATAACAATTTTCACAGATATCAATCATATATTCACTCCATTCATTTTACTAGACAAATATACACTATTTTTATGTAATTGTCAAGGGTTAATTTGATTTATTTTGGTTTATTTGAAAACATCTTGCATTAAGTAATCATCAGCAATTTCAAATAACATCGAATCAACTTGGGACATTATACTAATTTCTGACCCCTTTGTCAAGGCATTTTTATCGATTTTTGAAATAAATTCTAAGTCGCAAAAGGGGATTTTTGCTTTGAGACCATCACCAGCACTGGTGACATGAGGTAAGAGTTTACTGCGGCTGACAATTGCACATGCGTCATCATCAATAATGAGAAGATAATCAAAAGTGTCTGGTAAAGAACGTCCATCAGAAGACCCCAATGTATTTGTAAGTTTGATTTCAGAAGTAGCATGACCCTTCTTAGGGTTGCCCTTCGATGTAGTTAGTGAGTTCGTACAGAACTTTGTTTCAATGCGTATGTCTTCAAATTGATGGTCCTGACCAATATTGTCTACCCATTCAATCTTACCATTTGACATCCGTGAAATTGCACTCTCAATCAATCGTGCTTTGAGAAAGCGGAGTTGACGTTCATTCAACTGCGACCCCAAATCATTTACCATTGAGAAGAACGCTTCCCAGTTTACAACCTCGCCAAGTCTTTGCGCTAAAGCCGTCATTTGCCCACCCACCTTTGCTTTAGTTATATTGAAAATAGTTATCAACGAGAACTTCGAAACATTCGTACAGATAACTGCTTGCGTAATAATCACCCAAATCTAGGTTCAAATCAGCATCAACGAAGTTCCAATTAATGCCTCCGCTGTTGTTGATGTTTTCGGGATTCGTAACTGCGGCGTTGAAGGCTTCAATTACGTCATTCTTAATCATTGCACCGTTATTCAAAAGCATCATAATCTCTCTTTCTTTCTGACTACTCTTATAATATAATACATGTCAGATAGGATTGCAAGGGTTAATTTGGTTTTTTTTGGTTTTATTTGGAGGTTTTTTTGTAGTGGTTCAAATAGAGTTGATGAAGTTTTCTTTTCTCTGGGTGTTTGTGAACCCACTGTCCTGTGTGTGGACTAAACTCTTTTTTGAAGAACTTATCAAGTTTCTTATTGCCAGTATCGATAGATGCATCAATCTCTAAACACATCTTATCAAAGTCATGGTCAGACATAACACTATCGTCCATAATTTCATACGCATATGCGGCAATACTAAGTTGAATTCTTAGACGTACTTGACGCTCGGTTTCAGTACCCCATGGCATAGCGAACACAATCTATCATGCCCATTACGAACACGATTACAATAAACACTTGTGCCATACGCACTGCAATATAATCAGCCATAATATTTTCTCCTTTATCAATGACTACATCTGTAATATAGCAAATAAAAAGGGGGTTGTCAACCCCCTATACCAAATTATTTGAATTTTATTTTCATCGACTTGAGATACGGGTCACAACCTTTATCTTCTAATCGGGTTGCTAACCACATTTCGAATTCGTCTTTATCTTCGAATGTTCGTGTAAAGTGGTATGACTTGAAAGGTAGTTCTCTGTCGAATTCAACAACGACTTCTTGTGCGTGTGCAGGACCAAATGTGAATGCAATTGTACCAACTGCGATTGACAAATAAGTGATTAATGTTTTCATTGTGTTCTCCTTAGTATATTAGCATATACTGATTTAACTCGGTATATATGTGCAGTATACACGAAAAACCCAAAAAAGTATATATCCCAAAGGAGATATATCAGTCTTGCATACCGTACTTACACATCCAATATGCGTCTACGATATCGTTGACAGGATTCTTGTCACGTTTGCAGTCAAGTATCTTTTCTAAGTCAATGCTTGTGTCATCAAAGAATGCTTCGTACATTGCTTCTTTGTTTGCGTTACCCTTACCTGTCGCAAACTTCTTAACAGTCGTTGGAGCGGGACTGTCGAAGTCTATATTGTGCTTCCATAGTTTGTGTTTGAGTAGTCCAGTATTCTCTGCTATGTGAAAGACTTTACCCTTTGCGCCCATAGCATACCCTTCTATGACAACTTTGATAGGTTCGTTCAAACCCTTCTCTACGCCACATTCTTTTTCTATGCACGACAAAGCCCAGTTCGAAATGTTATCAAACCTCTCTTCTTGGGTTAGGTAATCTGGTTTGATGTGTCCAAAGATAGTTGGCTTCTCAAATTGTAAGTCAAACTCTTTGAATGCACCTTCATATTTTTTGGCAGGTGCGAGGTAGTGAAACGAGAAATGCCCCACCTTGTGAATGCACAAAGCAGGGCAACTCATTGAGTAATCAATTCCAACGTGTATCATAATTAGTCCATAAAGTTGTTATATGAACTATTTATGAACCGCTAATAATCGTTTTCTTCGTCTAAATCTTCGTCATCGTCATACCACTTATTCAAGTCATCTTCTTGTGGTTCAATTTGAATTGTTTCACTACCACAGAATAAACAATGAATAATAGGTTCTTTACTTACATATTTTACTTCGTATTCTTGCCCACAGTCCTCACATATTATTTCTTCTATTTTTAATCCCATTATAGACTTAATCCTTTGAATGTTTCAGTAGAAACATCTTGTTTTACGCCTCCAATCACATATGATGAAATTTCTGTTTCTTGAGGTGCAACTTGCACTGAAGAACCACTAATCCACTTCTGTGTCCAAGGTAGAGGGTTTGCCTGAGACACTTTGTAGGGCGATTTGAGACCAACGCTTTGCATACGGCGTGCCCCAATCCATTCGATGTATTCTGATAGTAGTTCTTTATTCAAACCAATCATAGAACCATCTTTAAATAGATACTCTGCCCACTCTTTTTCTTGCTGTACTGCATCAGTAAACATTTTGATGCATTCTTCTTCTGTCTCTTTTGCAATCTTCTCAAAATCTGGGTCATCTTTGATGATGTTTTTTAGAATTTGTTGAGTAGACGCAAGGTGTAGATTTTCATCTCGGGCAATAAACTTAATAATCTTAGCATTACCCTCCATTTTTTTCAATTCTGCGAATGCCCAAGAACAAGCAAACGAGACATAAAAACGGACACCCTCAAGAATGTTCACACTCATAATAGTCAGGTAAAGTTTCTTTTTCAAGTCATACAAATCAACCTCAACTTTTTTACCGTTGACTGTATGTGTACCTTCACCCAATAGTTGATACCACATAGTACCATCAATCAAATCGTCATAATACTTTGAAATGTCTTCAGCACAATCTGCGATTTCCTGTATGCTAGTAATCTCATCAAAAACTTTGCTTGGATTGCTATAAACATTTCGAATAATGTGTGTGTAACTACGACTATGTATAGTCTCAGAAAATGACCATGTTTCAATCCACGTTTCAAGTTCTGGTAGAGACACAACAGGTAGAAACGCCATATTTGGCGACCGACCTTGTACACTATCTAGTAGAATTTGCCTCTTCAGATTTGATGTAAAAATGTGTCGTTCATGTTCAGTTAAATCAGCAAAGTCTTTACGGTCTTTACCCAAATCAACTTCGTCTGGGCGCCAAAAAAACCCCAACTGCTTATCTGTTAGTTTTTCAAATTGCGAATACTTTACTTGGTCATATCGTGCTACATCTACGCCCTCATCAAAGAACATAGTTTTGTCCATGTGACCTTTTTTGTTTTCTGTATTAAATACCGAATATCCTGACATACTTTCTCTTTCCTTTTATATTGTGCAACTATCGCAAACTTCGTCTTCGATTTCTGGCGTTTGCTCTACTTGCGTGTTCTCTTCTTTAAACTCTAATTCCCCTTGACCATCGAAAGTATTATTATAATACAATTGCTTGTGACCATATTTGTAGCAAGTAATCAAGTCTGTCATTAGTGCAGACATTGGTACTTTCTCATCTTCATAGTTCATTGGATTATATGAAGTATTTACTGAAATACCTTGGTCGATATATTTCTGCAAAATTGCAGTCAATTTAATATACCCCTCAGGCGACTTCTGGTCCCAAAGTAAATCATACTTGTTTTTCAAGTGGTGAATACCAGGAACAACTTGCTTCATAATACCGTCTTTAGATTGCTTCTCTGATACTAGCGCACGAGGCGGTTCAATACCATTTGTCGAGTTGCTAATCTGTGCAGACGTTTCTGCTGGCATCAATGCCATAAGTGTACTGTTACGAATTCCGAATTCTTTTAGTTCTTCACGCAATCCTGCCCAGTCAACTTTATCTTCATGTTTGATTAGTTCATCTACTGCTTCCTTGTATGTGTCTACTGGAAGTATACCATTAGCATATTTCGTTTGATTTGTCAAGGGAATTGCGCCCTTTTCTTTTGCCAAATCAACAGATGCTTTGATTAGATAGTAAGACCAGTGTTGTGCCCATTCATCAACAAGTTCAAATGCACTCTCATCGTACTTTACACCGTTCTTTGCAAGGAAGTAAGCAAAGTTGATAATACCAACACCCAATGGGCGTCTGTTCATTGTGCTAATCTCTGCCGCTCTGATAGGATAGTTCTGATAGTCTAGTAATGCATCTAGCGCACGAACAGCGATTTCACATGTCTTCTGCATATCTTCTGGTTTGCTGAATGCACCCCAATTGATAGCAGATAATGTGCAGAGTGAAATTTCACCATCTTCATCATTCACATCATCAAGCGGATTTGTTGGTAGATTAATCTCGCAACAAAGATTTGACTGCTTGATTGGTGCTTGCTTTTCATCAAATGCACTGTGAGTATTTGCATTGTCTACATTCATAATGTAGATACGACCAGTGTCTTTACGTTCTGAAATTAGCGCACTGAAGTATTCTTGTGCAGAAATAGTTTTCTTTTTAACTGAACGTGAACGCTCATACTTCTCATACAACTCTTCGAACTTATCTTGGTCTGCAAAAAACGCATCATACAAGTCAGGTACTTCATCTGGTGAAAATAGCGTAATGTTACCACCTGTAATCAAACGTGTGTACATCAACTTATTCAACTGAAATGCATAATCCATGTGACGAACACGGTTATTCTCTGTACCCTTGTTGTTCTTCAGCACAACGAGGTCTTCAAATTCTAGGTGCCAACCTGGCAGATAGACTGTTGCCGCACCACCACGAACACCACCTTGTGAACATGACTTAACTGCCGCTTGAAACAACTTCAAAAACGGAATCAAACCTGTGTGCATAGCATCGCCATTGCGAATGGGTTGACCAACCGCACGAATACGACCTGCATTGATACCAATGCCCGCTTTCTGCGAAATGTAATTTACAATAGATGAAGAAGTCGCATTGATAGACTTCAAACTATCATCAGTTTCAATCAAAACACAAGAAGAAAACTGTCGTGTAGGTGTGCGTAGACCCGCCATAATGGGCGTAGGTAGTGACAACTTGAATGTTGATACTGCGTCATAGAAATCTTTAACCCAACGTAGACGGTCTTCTGTGTAAGCAGAGAATAGTGTAGCACCAATCATCATATACATGACTTGTGGTGTTTCATAGTATT